AGAAAACCCGCCACTACCAGTATAAATGCCTTGGGCATTTCCGATTCCATAGAATGACCCGCTGAAACTTCCCGTAAATTGTTGTAAAAAGCTGCCCGTGAATAACACATTACTTGCTGTCACATAATGAGGTTGGGTAGTCAAGTAAGTATATGCAGTGAAGTTCCCGTGGACTCCACTCGCACCCGTAAGCGTTGACCCATCTTGAACTGTCGTCGTTGAGCCAGATGATTGTGAAATTTGAACGCTCGCAGTATCAAAACTACCAGTTACAAACTCGGAATCGTTCCATCCCACATCGAGCACCGGGGAATAGATTGTATTGGTTTCATCGCTGAAATATTTAAGCAGGAATCCCGAACCACTTGGATGAAATTCGTCGGATGACAAAATGATAAATCCATTATTTGGAAGCCCGGACATCCACTGATTGACAATCGGGGTTACATCCATGTCAAGGTCTGCTGATTTGTATTTGAAACTCTGCGAACAATATGTTGGTATCCATGTTCCACCGAATGCCGACCACGGGGTTCCCCCATCATAATTGCGATAGACCCAACTTGCACCCGTATCGGAACCACCATCGGACATGTAGCCGACGCCACCTACCCAACTTTCACTTATAGGGGCAACATAAATGGAGTATTCCTCTGGAATTTCAAACTCATTACAAATCTTGACCTTCAAGTGAAATGATGCGCTTACAATATCGCCAGAGGCAATTGACTTTGAAATAGCGGTAATGTCAAACTGAATCAATGCACGGTCAGCATATGATTGAGTCATATATTGACGGCTCGGCTCAAATCGAGTATCAACTCCTGATGCGGTTCCCAAAAAGCAAATTTGTGACCCACTAATAATACTGCCAGTAAATCCTACAACATCAAAAGATGACCCTGAAAACGCTCCCGTAACACTTCCTGACAGGATGACATAAGAACTACCCGTTGTTCCAACCACTGATCCCGTGAACGTTCCATTAAAATATGTGACTCCTACACTATCAAATGTTGCATTAACATACGTATAATCCGTCGTCGGACTTGTATATTCAACCAATTTGTTTTGCGTTCCTACTTGAAGAATTTCGTCAACGCCAAAATTCAACACATCCAAATTGTTTGGACGGTCAGTTATGTAGGTGTCTTGTGATGGAAAAATAAAGTGATGCACGAGTTAGTCCTTCCAAGTATTATGTTTTCTGAGATTATCCTGTTTCAACATTGGTTGTAAATTAGTATAATGAAACGCTTTTTGTTGCTCATCCTTCTCCTTCAAATTGAATTTACTAAGAGGTTTTATGTGGTCTATATGCCACATCAATCCGTGATTTCCCCAATTCCATTCTGGTTTGAATTGTTTTTCCAAATGACATTTTAATTCCTTTACATTGCACCCAAATAATTGAGTGGAATGATCCACTAATTTTTTTGCACACTGAGATTTAAGGGAATGCCACAACCTAGTTCGGTGCAAAGCTATTATTTTATATATGGGGTCAGTGTGGTATTTGTTATTCACATACTTCTTATGATGTATTTTATATTCGATACTTCCATACTTCTCCATGTATTTTTGACGAATTACCTCTTTATTTTCATCTCTATACTTTTTACAAGATTTTAAAATATGAGATTTTTTGGAGAGGTATCTCTTTTTGTTGTAATCTACTATTTTCTCTTTATTCTCCGATTGCCATTTTTTGCATCGAGACAACACCCTATCTCTATTCTTCTTGTAATAGAGTGCTTTGCGAATTTTCTCTTTTTTTGAATCGTAATGCATAAATTATATCACCCCACCATTTATTACAAAACACTGCCACGTATATCGCTATTCGGATACTTTACTTCGAATATTGACGGGTCAACAGACGGATAAATAATTCCGTTTTTAGTAGCAGCATTTATATCATATTGAACTGCCGAATAATTGCCTTGCGTCGTTGACAGATTGGAAATGGTAATATTTGCGATGGATTGAACACCTTCTACTTTGGCGATTTCCAAACTCAGTTGACTTAAATTTATTGGTTGAGAAAAACTCCATCGGTCAATATTGAAGAAATCTTGCACGGTCGAGATACAATTACTCAACACATCTTTTTTGTTGTATCCTTTATAAACCGTAATTGTAAAATCAACACCAATGTTTATGATATATCCATCAATTATGTTTACTCCGTCCGTAATCATACGATACCGTTTGAGATAGGTAATCAAATTTGTTATAAGTGCGGAGTTTGCGGGAGTTAAGTTTTTATTGCCATCATACGCCAAAATATAGACATTGAGAGCAAACGGGTTGGTGTTATCATACGCAATTTGTCGCAAGAAACTTCCATTCCCCGTGTCAACAACCTGAGCATTATTGTTCGTATCCACAGCCCCGAGTAAAAGTTTATTGATACCCACTCTTAAACTAGTGTCGGAAACAATTTGTGCCTTGGCAATAGCTCCGAATTGTGAGGGCATCGAATATAGTCGAGCCAAATAATCGCTTTGGGTAACCGTGCGGTTTTGAGCGGCAAATGTAGCCATAGCATTCATTCGCATCTCATCGTCGGTCTCTGCATCTTTACCTCCCGTGCAAGGCGATGGATTATACACCGCAAGAGAATTTTTAACTGTTTGCAACAATGTCGCTTGTTCGGGCAATAACCCTTCGATTGGATTGGAAAACAGAGGGGCCACAAGTTCCGTAATTTCTCCCGCTTGACAATTGGACGCCAATCCTCCTCCAATAGTGTAAGTTACCGTGAGAGTAGTATTTTGCGGAGCAATTCCATAATTTTCATTCTTTAAGAAAGTGCTTGGGTCCAATGGAACATTTACATCATTGATGTTTTCAAGTCCAATTCCAAGTAAATCTGAATCGAATGTTACCAACTCATCATCTACGCCGTTTATTCCCGCACCAAACTGAATGGTGGTTAAATTATTTTCATCCACCGAAGTCAAAAACTTCCGTGAGGTTTTAAGATATGTTAAAATGTAAGGCACCGAATCTTTGTATTGTGCCAATGAACCCTCATATTCAAAATCATTGGGAATAGCTATGGGCACCATTCCTTGTGCCAAATATTCTACTTCATACCATTTATTGTTGTCAGAATCCACAATACTAACAATATCAATGACGTTGGGTTCAGTAAGTGAGATTTGAAAATATGGGGAAGGAGTCCCGACCGTAACAGTTCGGCTCAAAATTTGGCCCGAATTGATTGGTCCTTGTTTGGTCAATAGGAAAAATTGCGGGGTTCCATCTGGATTTCGTGAATATACCGTTTCAATTCTCGGAGATAATGATGAACTAACAGTAAAATCAACGTCCGAGGTCAATACGTAATATGCTCCATTCTTGTTTGAGAACTGACTGTTTTGATTGACAGTCAGCATGTAGTTTGGGTCGGGATAATATGTGCCCGAACCATCGCTTACGGCAGGACATAATTGTTGCAGGTTCACAACTCCCGTTGCAGCGGTTGTAGCTTTGGCTTTATATCCCAAATACTTTGCCAGACCAATGATGTTTTTCCTTTCCGTAGCACTTTGTAATGTCGTTTCTTTGAAGATGTAGTCTGTATAATAACTTAAAACGTCGCCAACATATGCGGCTTGTTCAATGAACATCATGCCCGGAGCCGATGGCGAAAAATCTTTGTAGGTATTTGGGTAATAGACTTTGGCAAAATTGATAAGTGCATCCCTCAATTGAGAGAAATCACGATTAATATATCGAACGTCTTTATTGTTAGGCTGAAAAGACTTTTGTGTATTGCTTGCCATAATTAAACTTTGTTTACATCAATTGCGAATTGAACCGAATCGGATGCGTTGATTGAATCAATTACAAAAGTCACCGCAAGGTGCAATGTATAAGTATCCCGATTTTTGTTTTGGTCACCCGAAACCGTTACATTCGTAACAGTAACTCCGGGAATCCATTGGGCCACATCTTCCCGAATGATATTTTCAATTTTCTTAACCAGAAAATCATCGTTTTGGTCAAATACGATTGACCACAGCCGAGACCCAAATGTTGGATTCATTCTGCGTTCTCCTTGATGGGTTCTAAGCAGATTAATGATATTCATTCGATATGCCGTGAAACTATCGGTTGATTGTTCGAAATACCCCATTTTCCCATCACGGATGGGAAACGTAATACCGATTGGTGTATTTGAAATGAATGCCATTTAGTATCGCTTACCTTTTGATGCTTCCAAAATCTTCTTCATACGACCATAATCGGTTAATGCCGCTTGAACTGGGGCAGCTATGACTCCTTCTGCGACCTTAGCGACATCCAATACGGATACACCTTCTGGTATGTTTGATAACGGAGCATGACCTTCGGCCAACATTGCCGCATGAGACGTGGGTTGAATAAGCTGTCCCATATCCACTTGTGCGGTAGGACCAAATCCTTCCGCCAATGAAGCCATTGTCCCTAAGCCTTCATTCTTTCTCGGGGTAGTTTCATTTAAAATTTGATTCAAAATGGGGTCTTTCGCATAATTTCGCATCACTTTTTGTGGTGCAATTTTAACCCCCTCATTTAATTCTCCTTTTGATGCAGGAGTTGCACCCGAGAAAAGGTCTTTTAAAGACGACTTAAACTCTTCTGGGTCCGATTTTGGCGTTTGCGGTTGAACTTCCTTCTGGGTGTTTTCCATTACCATAGCCTTTCCGGTCATGTTAGAAAAAACCTCTCCGATTAATTTTGGAAGTTGTTTGCGAACCTCTCGGGTAACGAGAGCTTCAATTATCTGTGTGAGTTGTGTGAGTTCTGACTTTTTCATATATCTATAAATAGTGTTTCGGTTTCTATTTATGGTAGTTTGGGGACTGATGGCAGGGATGGTAATTGGGGGGCCGCTGGCAAAGATGGTAGGGATGGCAGGGATGGTATTCCAAGACTCCCAAAATCCGGGGTGGATGGCAGTGGAGGAGGACTTGGTAATACATAACTTTTTGAAAAATTTGGAGCGGATTGTGCTGCTTTTAATTTGTTTTGGACCTTTTTTTGCAATGCAGATAACTTGGAAGATGCGTCCATTATACCCGGAACATTTGGAATCAGCCCCGCTTTTATTGCTGAAATTACTGCTCCAACCGCCGATATTTTAGATGATATTGACGCAATAGTTGTATTTGCTGATGCCGCAGCAGTAGATGGAAGCTTAACGCTACTCGCATCAAATCCTCCCGGAACACCCGCACCCGTTGTTACATTTATTTTTGATGGAGTTACAGGAAGTTTAGGACGATTTTGATTTTGCAATTGTTCCAATTGATTTTTGGTAGAAACATATTCTGCCGCATCTGCTGGAGACATCACTCCTTCCGACCCATCACTAAAATGATACCTATATTCTATAACGCCATTTACTTTATATTGCGTAGGGTCTTGGGATGTTATACTAAATGCCATAATGTTTATATTGTCGCTCCATCTTGACCGGGAGCATATCCGCCGCCTGTAACAAACACTCTTCGACTCATAAGAACTTGTAAGTTATCTCGTAACGCAGTTAATTGTAATACTTGCACCGGTGTTTGTGTCTGGTGCGGTTCTTCTTGTTTAGTATCTACCGACTCTCCATCCCGAGTTACTGCATCAGGATGAACGTGATGATGCCAATGGGTATGGTTAAGCAACCAATTACAAAGTTCGTATAACCAATTAACCGTTGTTTGTCCTAACAAAACAGGTTCGCCAGATTGGTCATATTCACCAAGATAAATGAGCGGGGAATTTAACACCGTTTTTACATGTGTCGTCATTACAATCTGGTCATGAGCATCTACCGTATATTCACTGTCAGTTACTATGCCATAGCGTTTTTTTGCATAATGAAACATCTCACCATAACGAGCAGAGAATATCAACCTATCAGATTGAATGACAATTTGGTCCCCATCTAATTTAGGATATGTAAAACTTGTAGTTCCATTAAAAGCATCTACTTCCTCGCCAGTTCCAAACATCTTCTTATAACACGTTGTCACCCATTCACTTATAGTCTTCCCACTGGTCATATAAATTGATGACCCGTCATGATTGATATTTTCATCCAAATATCCACCGACGTTTTTTTCTTCGATGGTTCCTACTACCGTTGCGGGGTTAGGACTATTTTTTAATGATAATGTCTGTCCTTCTTTTAACAATTGTCTCTGACGATTGCGTAAAATCAGCATTGGGTTGCCACCATTTGCATAATCGGGATACGCTCCAATGTCATTGTCACGGTTCTTATCAAATGCCTTCATTATAACTTCCGACCCATGCCGACTTTCCATTACAATGTCACCCTCAAAACGACGAATGGTGCGAATCTTCGGATTGGCATAATAATACTTTCCAGCATATCCAATGCGTCCCATATCGCCTTTCCAATTGGTCTGCGATTTGATTTTTCCAGTATAAGGCGATTGACTAAATAGAGTTGTGTTTCCAGCACCAGACACCGCTCCTTCAATAGTAAAGTCAAGATTGTTATTTGGCCAATTACGAAAATTCACTTTTCGACTATAATAAAGACGGTTTCCATCATCGGATTCATACAAAATTACAGTCTCGTTGATAAG